CCTCTGCAAACCGCCGGCCGTCGGCGCCCTCCACATCGATGACCGAAACGCCTGCGGGGCCCACGGGCTCCGCAGCGGCGGGTTCGCCTTCGCGCGGCGGCGGGGGCGCGGATCTGTCAGCGCGCGCGCGCACGCCGTCCAGCACATCAAGAGGCGATGCTGGCGCGATGTCGTCAAGCAGGCCGCCACCGCCACCGCCACCGATCTGCTGCGCCTCGGTGACATAGCTGCGCAGCGCGCCCGCCACCGCGTCGCGCGACTGGGCCCGCCCGTCGCGATAGGCGATGCCGACCAGCCGCGCCGTGATCGGGTTGACGCCGCCCGAAAACATATCCCCCTGCGCCAGCGCGTCAGCGATGGCCGCACGCACCGGCACGCCATCGCGCACCGCGATGGCGCGCGCGTCGCGGATCAGGCGCACCGCCTCGACCACTTGCGACGTGATGTCAAATTCAGGCGATCCGCGGCCCGCGGCCGCCTCGGCGCGCATCTGCGCCCAGGCGGGGGCCACGTCGGTCAGCGCGTCCAACAGCGATTTGATCTCGGCGCCTGCGGCCTCGGTCGCCGCCTCGATCAGATCGGGCGCGTCGAACGCATGGGCCAGCATGGCGCCTTGAATGCGCGTGGCGCCCGCCGGTGTCAGGCGGCCCACGCTGTCCATCACAGATCCCTGCTGGCTGGCCGGCAGACCTGCGACCACGCGGCTAAGGAACGCGCGGTTCTCGGGCGATCCGATGCTGGGCGCCTCCGGGTCGAACAGGCCCAGCGTCTCGGGTGTCAACGCGGTGGCGTCGGTGCGCGCCTGCTCGGATGGCGACAGCCGCTCGACCACATCGTCGTTCGCCTCTCTCACAAAACGGCGCAGCTCATCGGGGGGCAGATCGGTGGTGCGCCGCGCGATCAGGACCGGGCGGTTCATGCCGGCGGGGATCTCGAACCCTGCCGCACGCAAGAAGTCCAGATAGGCGCTGTAGCGATCCCCAAAATTGTCAGCGGCATGAATGATCGACATCACGCGGCCGTTGCCGCTGTCGATGATGTTGTCGGCGCCCACGATCGGCGGGCCCGATCCGGCCAGCGGTGACGGCATAAGCTGCCGCGGGTCCAGCGCCGCGGCGCGCTCCGCCACCTTGGCGGTCGGGGCGGCGCGCGATCGGTCGCGTGGCTGACGGTCGCCGCTCGCCAGGATCAGCGTGTCCAGATCGACGATCTCATATTCGACAGTCACGCGCATGTTGGCCGGCGTCACCACTTCGCTGCCCGATGTGTAGCCACGCCGCGTCGCGGCGGTGTAGGAATCGCCGGGGTCGACGGCTTGGCCCATCTTCACCTCGGACCAGCGGCGCAGATCGCGGACGGTCCAGTGCTGGATCGCACGCCCGGCATAGGTCAGGCTTTTGTTCGCCTCGATCGCGCCGGCGCTCATCACCGCGCTGATCGGCGCGTCGGGATCTGCAAGCAGCGCGACGCGCGCGCCACCGGGCCCGAGAAAGTGCGATAGGTAGACGTTCCCATCAGTCGCCGGGATCTGCGCGGCATTCAGCGCGGCGACGTTCTCGCCCGTATATGCCTCGGTCATCGAACGGTTCAGCGGCCCGTCGCCCTTCATGGCCAGCAGCTCGGCGCGGGTCTTGGTCTGCGCCAGGTCGGGGCGGTGGCGTCCGATCAGCTCCAGCCAAGTGCTGTCGATGATCTGGCCCAAACCGCCGGCCGTTGAATTGGGGTTCTGCGCGGCAGCCCGTCCGCCGCTTTCCACGCCGATGATCTTTCCCGTGACGCGGGCGATGTCGGCCTGATCGACAACCGGGCTCGGCGGCGGCACGCTTTGGCCGTTGCGCAGCGCTTCCTCGGCTGCGTCGACGGCCGCGCCATGATCGCCTGCCTCAACGCCTGGCGGGGCGGTGTCGCGCGTATGTGTCCGGCGGCCTGCGATGTAAGCGGCGCCACGCTGCGCGCCATGGATCAATGCGCCGAAGCCTGCGCCGAACCCTGCGCCGATCGCGACGCGCGTGGCCATGTCGCCCAGCGTCAGATCGGGGCGACCCAGCTCCTGCGCCACGCGCGCGCGATCGGGCAGCTTGGCCACCTCGAACGTCGCGCCCAGTCCGCCCTCGATCGCCATCGTGCGCGCCAGTCCGCCCGCGCCAGCGCCCGCAAGCAGCAGGGGCCACAGCAAGGGGTCGGTGATCGTGGCGCCCATGGCGCCAATGATTTCGGCGCCCATCTGACCGATGCCGTCGCCGCCCATTGACAGGGTGGCGAGATTGTCGCGCGCCTCGGCTTGGCGGCGCCGCACGCTCTCGGCCTGCACAGCGGCATCGCTGGTCGGCAGATCCGCCCAAGCCGCTGGGTTGCGCTGCTCCGCGATCGCGGCGCGGCGCAGCAGATCGGCACGCCGATCGGCGGGGAAGTAGACGCCCGGCGCGCCCTGATCCAGCACCAGACCGGCGATCAGGCCGATGGTCCCGCCGGGGATCGGCTGGCCCATCGGTTGCTCCGGCGCCTCGGAGCCCAGACGATCGGCGATGTCGGTCAGGATGCCGCGCTCGACCTGCTGGCCATAGTCGCGGATGTCGGCGTCGATCATTTCATTGCCGTAGGCCGCGCCGATAACCTCCCCAAAACTTGCGGCGGGGCGCGGGGCAGGGTTGGTGCGCGGGATGCGCTGGGGCACTTGCAGCTTGAAGGTCATCGGCGGGCCCGCCGCGCTTGCTCGACAGCGCCGCGCAGCTGATCGTAGCTGATCACGAAATGCGTGGCGCCGGTCGGGTCGGCGCTGTCGGTCACGGTCTGATAGGTGCGGCCGGTCTTCACCTCCACGCGATACACGCCGTCGCCGATGGCGATCAGGCTGGTGCGCCTCGCAGCTTGCGGCGACAGTGGCACGCCGCCGAACATCGGGCTGCCGCCGGACATCGCCGCCGCGGTCCATGCGTCGAAGACTGGGGGTTGCACCACGGCATCGCCGAACGCCGACCGGCTGGTGCTGGAGAACTGAATTGGCGGTAACAGCAGATCCGCGGCATCGTCCAGCACCCGCTCGAAGTCGGTGACAGCCACGCCCATCGGCACCCATGTCTGGCGCCCATTGATCTCATGCACGCCGCCGGTCGGCTTGCCTTGCGCGTCGACGCCGGCGCCCATTGCAGTTTGCAGGGCGGCGGTCCAGATCTCGCCAGCGTTGTCGGGCTCGTCCTTGGGGTTCAAGCCTTGCGCTCGGGACGCATAGATCGCGTCGGCGGTTTTCAGGATCTCGACCTGGGCCGCGGCATCGTCAGGGAACGTCTCCGCCAGCAGCGCGCCGGTCGCCGCGAACATCAGCGTCTGGCGCATGGCCGTGGCGGGCAGCGTCACAGTGCCGGCATCGATCGCGGTCTGACCGCTGAACGCGGACAGCGCCACGTCAGGGCGCCCGCCCGCGGACAACAGCCCGCCAATGTTTCGGAATACCGGGTCATCACTGATCCCGGCCAGCGCGCGCGGCGCATCAGGGCCGAAGCCTTCGGCCAGCGCCGACGCCAGCCCGGCCCGAACGCGGGCGTCTTGGCCCGGGGCGACGGCGGCCTTGAGCTGGTCACGCTCGGCAGTGGTGAAGAACACCGGCGCGGCGTTGTAGCCGCGCGCCACCAGCGACGCGCCGAAGTCGCGGCGCGCGGCGAATGCCGTGGCCCATGCCGAGGGGTCCGACAGATCGGCGGGCAGCGCTGCCGCAACTCCCAGATCCAGCGCGGCGGCCTGCGCGATCGGGTCGCTGCGCCAGCCTCGGACGGTCGCCGCGCGCGCCGCTTCCATCGCGACCAGGCGATCGTTCTCAAAGCGCGACGCGATGGGCCGCGCGGCTTCCGCTTGGATTTGCGCCGCCTGCTCGGCGGGGGTCTGCGATGCAAAGCCGGGCAGCTGCGCGCGCAGCGCCACGCCTTCGACAAGCGCGGCATAGTTTGGCAGATCCTTGGCGGCGGGATTGGCCAGCAGATCATCTTCGTCGGCGACTTGGCGGCCCGCCGAAGCAAGCGCCGCCGCATCGGCAAGCTGGGCGTTCAGCTCGGTGGCGCCAGCGCGCGCCAGGGCGGCCTGCTGGCGCACGGCGGCCTCGTTGATCGCTTCCATCGCAGTGAGCGCTCGGGTCTCGAATGCGCTGGTCACGGTCTTGGCGCGCTCTGTCTCGATCAGCGCCGCCTGCTCGTCAGGCGTCATGGCCGCAAAGCCGGGCAGCGCTTGGTTCAGCTCCACCGCGGCGACTGCCTCGGCATAGCTTGGGTGGCTCTGCATCGCAGGGTCGGCCAGGAGCGCGGTCTGGCCGTCCATGCTCCGGCCGGTTCGGGCGATGGCGGTCAGCGCAGACAGCTGCTTGCCCTGCTCCGCGATGCGGCGGGTGGCGGCCATCTCGTCAGCGCGAAGGCCCGCGGCGGTGCGTCGGTCAATCTCGGTGACGGCGCCGCGGCGATAGCGCTCGCGCGTGTCGGCGGCCAGCTCGGGCAGCTCGCCGCTGTCGATGCTTGCCAGCAGCATGTCGGGATCTTCGGACAGCATGCGGATGGCGGCGGCTTCGCCCATCGTCTGGCTTTGCCGCTGTATCCGGTCCTGTGCTTGCGCCGGGGTAATGATCCCGGCGTCAACAGCGTCCATCACTTGATCGGCGAACTGGCCCAGCAGCGTCGCCCGTTCCTCGCGGTTGCCAATGCCCGGCGATGTGGCCAGCGCATTCGCGTGTTGCACAAGCAAGCCGAGGCCTTGCGCCTCGCGCAGCTGGATCGCGCGCTGACCTACGGCCAGGCTGTGGCGTCCGGCCAGCTCGTCAAATGCCAGCCCCGCGGCTTCGCTGTTCTGCGGGTCCACCTTGCCAAGCGTGTCGGCGCGCAGCTGGGTCAGGCTATCGCGCCAGCCGGTGTCGATCGCATCGGGGTCGCTGAGCTTTTGCGTCTCAAGGCGGGCGCTCGAAAGAGTGTTCGCGATGTCGACGCGGGCGCGGCCCAGATCACGCGACAGCCGGTTGGTCTCCAGCGCGACGCCGCCCGCGTGCAGCTGCTGGCCCAGATTTGCAACAGCGCGGCCGATGCCGTTGTCGACCGGCTGCGGCGCTTGCGCCAAGGCGCCGCCCGCAAGAGGCGCGCGCGGTATTTCGATCCGCGCCATCAGCCGAATACCTTTTTATCTGCCAGCGCCGGCCACAGATCCGGCGCGTCGGTCAGCACGGCGCCCGCCGCGCCAACGCCGCCCGCGATCAGCGACGATGTGGCCAGCGCTCTTGATTGGCGGGCAGAGGCGGACAGGGTGGCGACGCGCGCGCCGCTGACGCTGCGCGCCGATTGAGAGGCGAACGACATTTCGCGCGCGGCCTTCTCGCCCAATGCCAAAGCGGACGGGCTGTCGAGCTGCACGCCGTTCGCTGCCATCTGCGCCATCATCCGGCCGATCTCGGATCGCATCGCTTGGCGGGTGCGCCGATCCTCGACCTGGCCCATCGCGCGCGCGCCCGCTGCCTGCTGCTCTTGCGCAGCCGCGGCGGCGCGCTGCTGCTGGCTGGCATTGATCGCGCTGTAAAGCGTGCCGCCCAAGCTGGCGACGGTGCCGGCCGTCATCGCGAAAGATCCCAGCGTCATCCCAGCCGATGCGGCGGACGCGCCGGCAAGTGCCGCGGCTGAGATAGACGTGGCCGTTCCGACAGCCGCGCCGCCGGCCGCAAGGCTGGCAGCGGCGGCGGTGACTGCTGCAGTCGTGGCGGCGGTGGCGGCGGCGGCGGTGCCAGCGGCGGCGGCGGCGGTGCCAGCGGCGGCGGCGGCGGGCACGGCCGCCGCGAGGACGGGGAAGCACATTAGCCGGACGCCTCCACAATGGGGGTTAATGACAGCACGGTCATCGGCGCAGCTCCGACCGGGGCGAACTCAAGCGCGTTCGTCAGCGACCAGCCGATCGCCACGTTCGGATCATCAACGCCGGAATATCCGACGGTCAGATCGCCGGGCACATCCGCGCCCGATCGCGTGCGCCAGTCCGTCATCACCTCGGGCTTGCCCCATTCCTTTTGAACGCCGCGGATGCGATATGCTGCCGTGTCGTTCAGATAAACGCCTTGGCGGCGCGTCTGCACTTTGCGCCCCATCGGGTCGCCATCTCTCACGGCGGCATAAAGCGGCAAGGTGCGCACGCGCTGCTCGTCCAGGTGCAGCCCGATCACAGCGCGCGACACTGGCTGCGACAAAGTGATGGACCCGCCCGCCACAGTCAGCGGGCCGAACTGGCCAAGATCCGTCCACGCTAGGACCGCTTGACCATTCAGGTGATCCAGTCCGCTGAATGTGGCGGCCGGCGCTGCAGGCGTGGCCACGACAGCCGCATAAAGGTGTTCCGCTTCTGCGATGTCAGTGGCGCCGGTCAGCAGCCCCCAGAACGGGGCCATCTGCTCGACGTGGCGCCGGGCCTCGCCGCCAATGGTGCGCGCGACCACCAATGTCACGGCATCGTCGCCGCCACCGGCAGCCGCAGAGACGGACACGTTCTCGACCACGCCGCCCGCGACCGGCATGGTCGCCCATCCCAGCACGTCCTCGTCCGGCTCATAGATCATCGCCACCAGATCGCCAGTCTCGCGCCACAGCCAGCCGATGCGGACCGGGGCCGATTGCCAGACGATGCCAGCAAACTTTCCAGCGCCGAGATGCCGCGCGGGCATGGACAGCTCGCGCGGCGAAACCTTGTCTTCGGTCAACGAATATTTCAATTCAAGGATGCGGCCACGATCGCGGCTGATGAAAATTGGATAGCCGTCCGGGCTGACGGGCTGCGCATCGTAGACGCCGACGCTCGACACAACGTCGAACCCAGCAGTCGTCGCGCTGAACCCCTCGCCTTGGACGGTGCTGCGCGCGGCTTGAAGCTCCCCCAGCGCACCGATCGCCAGACCTTTCGCGCCGCTCTCCAGCCACAGGATGCGGTTGATCCCACGTTTCGCGGCGATGGTGTAAGCGAATGCCAGGTCTGCGTCGGTGCCTAAAGTGAAGTCTTGGAACGCGCCGATCGCAGATGCCCAGATCGTGCGCGGCTCGCCGGGCGTGGCGGCGAAGACCAGCCGCTGATCATGCAGCGCGATGGCGGCGGGCCAGCCATATTCTGCCGACCATGCAGCGGCGGCCCAAGTCCATGCGCCGTCGCCTGTCACCAGCTCGCCGGGGATGCGATCGACCACCACGGCCGTCGCCGAGGTGGCCGATGCCACGGCGGTGATCCGCATCAATCCGGTGTCGGTGCTGACGAATTCCCAGGTGATGCCGCCCTTCTCGGACAGTTGGCGGCCCGACGTGTGGACCGGGGCGTTCACGCCGGTGGATGTCGGGGCGTTGCTCACGCTGTCGTCGTCGGATCGCCTGTAAACTCGGCCGTCGTATCGCATTTGTGCGTTGGTCGCGATCGTGGTGTTGCCCGTCCAGATCGGCGTGTCGTCCCAGTTGTCGACGCGCAGCGCAAACAGCCCGCCCACGTAGCCGGCGAGGAACACATCGCCGCCGCTCGCGGTGAGGGTCACGGTTCCGGTGGCGGCGCTGGCGACGATGGTGATGTCTTCGTCCAGGTTCCAAGCGCGAAACGGGCCGCCGTCGAATACGGTCGCCGCGATCGTCCAGTTGTCCAGCGCAAACCGGCTGAGCTTTTGCGGCGGGCGCTCGCCGTCGACCAGAAAAATCACGTCGGCGCTTTGCACATACTTGAGGCGACGGATCGCAGCCAGATCATAGGGGATCACCAGCTCGAAGGGAGACGCGCCGTCCATCACAAGCGAGCCATAGCGCCAAACGCGCATATAACCGGCGGTGAATTCAAGCGTCACCGCATCCTCGGCGGAGAATTCAAACGCCACCAACACAGCGGCGGCATCGCCGCGGGTCCGGCCCAGATAGGACGTGCCAGGCGCGCGCGTGAACCCGCCCTCGACCAGCGGCAGGAAGCCCCGGCAGGTGGCGAGGCCGGTCTGGTGGCGCTGGTAATCGGTGCGGCCAGCCAGAAGCGGCGAGACTTCGCCCGACGAAAAGCTGCGCTGCGTTGGGGCGGATCTGGTCATCGCGTCGCCATATCCACCCAATCGGCGAACGGCTCGTCGCGGCCATCCCAGCGCACCGCCGAAGCCTGCGCACGATCGGCGCGCAGCGCGACGCGGTGCGCCACCTCCGCCTGATCGCGCAGCATGGCGGCGCGGTTTGCCGAGCTGGCGAAGTTTGGCGACAGCGCGGCGGCCAGCAGCAGCGCCACGACATCCTGAAACTCGCCGGGCAGATCCGTTTCCTTGTCGATGGTCACGGTCGCGCGAACGGTCAGGGGCCCGGGCTCGTCCGCGCGCAGCAGCCGGCCGTCGATGCGCCAGGCGGTCAGCTCGGGTCGCACTTCGCGCAGCGCGAGAACTTCGGGCGGCAGGCGGTAGGTGTAGACCAGCGCCAGATCCACGGTGTCGGGCGTGATCTGGGGCAGCGACAGCAGCTTGGACGCGAACGACCAGTCGGCACGGCGCAGCGCGCCGCTGATTGCGATGGGATACTGCGTGCGGGCGGCGCGGGCCTCGGCGCTGTCATCGCCAAACGATCCCAGCGGCGACGCCTCCATATAGCGAAAGGCTTGCTGCGCGATGGTGCTGGCCGCGATTGCTTGGGGCATGGGTATCTCCACCGGGTGGGAACTGCCGGGGCCTTGCGGCCCCGGCCATCGGTCAGATGTCGATCAGGCGTTGTCGATCCAGGCGATGCAGAACGGCATGGTCCCGGCGCCGGTTGCGTTCGCCTCGGCGTGCGCATAGATCTCGATCGTGCCGCCCGGATCGGCCGCCATGCCCAGCACATCCCACAGCTCCTTGCCGTGGTTGGCATCGCCGAAAGCAAAGGGCGATTGCGTGGTCGCCGCGCTGATCGCCACGTCGAGGATCTGATCCTGGATCGCCTTCGATCCGATCACCGCCTGAGCGAACCCCCAGTTTTCAACATCGAACAACGTGTTCGGATGCATGATCGCGTGGCTCGGCACGCTCGCCAGCAGATAAGACGAGTTGTCGCTGTCGCCCGCGACGTTGGCGACGCTGCCGACGGCGTGGCGCACAACGCCGCGCAGCGCATTGGGCATCGGGATGGCGCCAAGCGCGGCGGCATCCCGGAACAAGTTGGATTTGCGGTTGACGACAGCCATGGTCGCGGCTCCTGAAACAAGGGGGGGGAAAGGGTCGGGCCGGGGTCAGCCGGCCCGCCGCATCACTCGGTGCATTCGATCGCGAATACGCCGCCGTCCTGCTTGCGCGCGCAGTCCATATAGCAATCGATATTCATATACGGCGTGTTGCGGGCCGCGGTGTCGTTCCACATGCCGGACACGACATCCTGCCAAACGCCCAGCATGACCATCTCGGGCAGCCAGACCGGACAGGTGCGGGTGGTGCCCGAAAGCGGCAGGCGCTGGATCTCCACGAACTTGAAGCCCATCAGCTGGGTGATCTTGCCGCTCTCCAGCTGCTGCAGCTCGAACGGGTTGAGCGATGAAGCGGTCGCGCTGGCCAAGCCGATCAGGTCGTCGGCCTGCTCCGCGCCGATCGCCATGACCGGCATCGCGCGGTCCATGTCGTTCTCGGCCAGGGCCAAGGCTTTGCGCACCGCGCGCAGCTTGGCCAGCGTCAAGCCGGCGCTGCCGTGAACGACGGTGTTCGCGGCGGGCAGGACGCTGGAACCAGACAGCCGCTTGCCGGTCATCACCCTGCCGAGGATGCCGCCGTCCGTCACGGTGCCGTTGATGTCAAGGCCAAGGATGATGTCATCGATCCCGCGCCCGATCGCGGCGGTGTGCGTGGCGATCAGCTCCGAGGTCGGGTTCATCGCGGAGCGGAACACGTCCTCCTTGTCGAGATACTGGCCAGTCTCGATCGGGTCTTTGTATTCCAGCCAGCGGCGCTCGCGGGCCGCCGGGTTCTCGATGTTGCTGCGGCGCCGGCCGCTGCCGCGCTGATAGTTCACAGCGCTGATCAGATCGGACGCCGGGATCGCTTCGCCGCTCGCGGCTTTTTCGGTCACATACTGGCGCAGCTTGGAGCCATTTTGCTGCAGCGCCATGCTGACCGCATCGGACAGGCCGAGCTGGTGGGACGCTTCCACGCGG